TGCCCCAACAGCATTGTCTGTCAATACTCCGATAACAAATGGCATGTGCATTGCTGTGCTTATAGAAGAACTCGTAATCAATGGGGAGGGCAAGATGTTTCCTGCGCTAAGTCGCGTATTAAATGACACGTATACCTATAGTTGCAAATGTATTGTTGACAAGGTGATTCCTGCAACTGCCATGTCTGGATTTAAAACCGCTGTTGTTACCATTACTTCTACTGGGAACAGGCCGTTATATTTGGTTTCAAATGCCAGAATAGAGCCTGTAAAAGATTTTGTAATGAATGGAATAACACTTTTTGCCGATTCTTATGATGGCGAATATGTTAGGGCAAAACAAATACATGTCGGAGACACAATGATTCTCGTTTGTGATGATGATGTTGTAAAAGGCACGTCGTGCATTATTGATGATAGCGGGATTGTCAGTTTAGACCCCAATGATATCGTTGGGGCTGGAGAATAATAAGGTGGTGAAAAAATGGCTGGATATATGACAAAAGGAAACGGACTTGTATGCGAGGGACAATTCATGGGCGCAGAAAACGATATGATTGAAAACGGCATGTTTGTTGACCTTATGATACATGAAGAAGAAGAAGTTCCCCGATTTATGTCTTCCGTTGCGCTTCCTGATGATACCAATTTTCTTATTAAGCAGAAGATTGTTATAGCAGGAAAGAACTATGTGAGAGTTGAGGCTCTCTCCGTACAAAAGAAAGACGGGCCATATGTTGTCGAGCAAGTTGATACGGCTCCTCTTGATATCGGACGAGATTTCCCCTTCATGGGGTTTACTCCTTCTCTCCTCAAAAGAAATATTATGATAAAGGCAAGAAAGATTATCGTTGGAGACGAGTTTTTATGCCCTATTGAACAAGAAAGTGCCGAGCTATTAAGGGTAGGAGACAAGGCAACTTATGGTGGCTCATACCGTTTTAGTAAGGCGGAATAACTAAAAAGATTGGAGGAAAATTTTTATGGCTGGATATTTTACAAAGAATAATGGATATGTTTTCGAGGGAGAATATTTGTACGAAGGTCGTGATTTGTATAACGGCGAATTCGTAAGTATCAGAAATGACCCCGGAACCGACCCTATTTTCGTACCCGCCGAAGGTGCAGATATGGCCGGATACAAGTTCCTTCTCAAAGAGAAACTGTATGATGGAGACCATCCTCATGTGAGAATGGAGGCCATCGAAGTTGGAGAAGCTGCTGTGTACATGCTCGAACAGGTTGCTCCCAGTGAGCCTGTCGAAGGCTTAGATGACGGCGAACTCCCCATTACTGCTAAGACCGGACAAAAGATTCGTGCAAGGCGTCCTACTATCGGTGACGAGGTTCTCGTTCCGATGCCTCAGGGCTATCCCTCTGTTAATGTGGGGGACGTGCTGTCTTACAACGCCACTACAAACGTACTTGAAAAAGACGTTATTGTACCTTAATCAATGACGAAAGAAAGAATGGAGGATAAGTATTATGCCTATTGAAATGATTCGTAGCGATTCTAACCTTGTGAAGACTCTGGTTGCCGAAGCCAAGAATGAGCGCTTGGACTCCCAAGTGCTTGCGGATGCCAACAGCGCAATCCAAGAGTAGGTCGTCGATACCACGCCGGACAATCGCTATAAGATTGCCCAAACCATTGCTTATTCTGTGACCGAGTTGCAGAAAGACGCAATGCCCTACCTTGATGCCATTGCCGATGTGAAAAACATTGCGTATGGCGACAAAGCCGCCTTTGATGTGCGTACCGGAAACATCCGTGCCTACATTCAGGCGAAAGCTTCCACCACTCCCCGCAGCATGGTGTCTGACAAGCGGATTACGCTGGATACTGTCGAAGTGTCTGCCCGTCCCGCCGTCAACATCTATGAGCTTAAGAGTGGCCGTCGGAACATGGCCGAACTGATTCGTGAAGCCAACGTTGCGATTTCCAACAAGAAGGTTGCTCATATCCAGAACATCCTGCATAATGCGGTTTCTGGTCTGACATCTCCTTATTATGCCGCTGGCTCTGGCGTTGTCGCCGCTACCTTTGACGAGCTGCTTCTGTTCTTCCGTAGGAACGGCGGAGCTGCCATCATGGGCGACTATGCTGTGCTGGATAAGCTGGCAAACCTGACTGGCTTTACTGCTGCGCAGACCACCTTCTCCCCAGATATCATCAATGACTTGCACAACAACGGCTTCATTGGTTCCTATCGTGGAGCGGCTGTCCTGCCCATGGGCAACGCCAGTGTTGATGGCGAACTGATTCTCGACCCCTCCTACCTGTTCGTCATGAGCGTGGCTGGGACTCCTGAACAGCGCAGCCTGAAGGTTGTGAACGAAGGCGGCGTCCTCTTTACCGAGGCCACCCATATCGACAACCTGATGTATGAAGTGCGTCTTGACCAGTTGTTTGGTGCGGCTTACCTGATTGGTAACACCCCCACCATCGGTGTGTACGAAGATACTTCTCTGTAATTGACCTAACGACCACCGGGACTAATCTCCCGGTGGTCAATTTTCTTAGACCAATTAGGAATAAAGGAGAATGAAAATGGCTGAAAAAGTAAAAGTATATAATCGCTGCAAGCATAATTATGGTGTGACGACAGCGGCTGGCACGTCCATCAATATTAAACCCGGCAGCTTTGCCATGTTGACTGAAGATGATATTGCATACATCCAGTCAATCGTATTAACAAGCAAAAGTCCTTTTGCATCTGGCAAACTTGTTGTTGGTGACGAGAAGGGCGCAAAAGTTATGGAAGACCTTGGCATTGACAAGAACGAGTCCAACTACCTTGAAGACGATGCCGCCATTGAAAAGAAATTAAAGGGTACCAATGCCAGCGTGAAGAAGTGGCTTGAAGGGATTACAGATGCGGCGATTCTTAGCAACATCGTTGAAATCGCAAAAGGCCTCGACCTTCCGAATAGCAAACTAAAAATGCTTGAGGAAAAATATCCTAACGCTGGACTGTACGAATAACAGATAGAAAGGGCGGTGACGTGAATGACAGACATTGTAAAGCTGGCGGGGAAGTAGAAGAACCGCATAGAATGGCAAGAAACGCCCCGTCCTATTACAGATGAAGAATATGTGGAAATGGTGATTGATGGAATAAAAGATTTATACATCTTCACGAGCAACCCCGGAGGCTTCTCTGATAATAAAGTTACGGCGATAGCAGAGCCGCTGGCTGTTACCTATGCGGAAAACTTTAGAATTGACGAGATAGAATACATTTTGCTATCTGCCATGATTGAGTTCTTCCGCAAGGTACAGACCATGGTGAACGCCCGTGTAGGGTATACAACAGATGCCTTCTCGGTAACAAACGCCGACAAGCCATATCTGCATCTCGCAGATACAATCAAAAATCTTGACAGCAAACGGATAACCATTCATCACAAGTTTGCAAGCTCGATGTTGTAAGAAGGCGGAAAGGAAAGGGATTATGAGGGACGAAAAAATTGCTGACAACTTGGCAGTTGACATTACTTATAAAAACAAAAACATGGAAACAGTAAGCACGAAGACCTATGAGTTTAAGGATTACATGTCCATGATTGGTCTTGATATCCGTAGAGTAATTATGGATGTTGAAGACTTGGTGTATCGGCTTCAGGATGGGAAGCAGAAAGACGAATGGTCTGACCAAGCCATTGCTGGATTCAGCCGAATACGCCACAAGCTGCTTGATAAAGCAGGAGAGGTTGACCGTGTTGCAGACTCATTGCGCAGAATGGAAAGAAATGAGAATGTCGGACAGGCTGGACGAGTTGGCACACAGGAATTTGAAACTATCGAGGATTTTGTTAAAAACATTTTCGGAGCATAAAGTGAAAGGAGGGTTATGATTGTCTGAATTTGATACGGCGTTTGATATAGCCCCGCACGTCTCTGCTCCAAGCAAGGGCGGCTTCTTTTTGCCACCTACGATGACGACGGACTTTTCAAAGTTCATCCATCAAGACACTCCGGGATTTTCTTACACGGCAAAATAGATTCGAGACTGGGAAACAAAAGACGTGGCGGACACAAATCCGTTTATTCGTTGTGTAATGTTTCCGATTAACTGGAAATCTAACTTCGCTGCCGCTGACGAAGGCGTAAACATTAGAACGGACTTCACTCATAAGATTAAAAAGGGAGACATGATTCTGCGGGAAGACAATGAATATTATCTTCTCAACTGGGCGGTACATAGCCAAGTAAACAATCAGCCTTCACAGGCAAAAAGGTGCAACTTGCTTTTAACGATTAAGAGACAGGTGCCAGAGGTTGTTGACAACAAGGGATATCTTGTAAGTCCTGCCGGAGTAGAAGCCTTTATTGAAGATATGCCTGTTTGCGTGTATCAGTATGATGGTCGGCCAGACTACGCCCCTTCCTTTAATACGCCCGGTATTACTGCTGACGCCTTAACGATTCTTGACCTTCAGTGGAACAAAAAGACCGCCAACATCAAGGTTGACGACGAGTTTGTTTGGGGAACATCAACGTTCAGGATAATCAACGTGAACATGTCTGGCGTAAACATTGACAAGACCGCTGGTCTTTTACAGCTTCATGCACGAAGGGTGGCCGGAGGTGAGGTCAGTGGCTAATGTGAAGACAAAAAAGTTCTTTATGGATATGCCAAAGATTGAACAAGAACTTGAAAAATACTTTACCAAAGTCATTGAGCGTTGCTGTGAGTTAACCATTCAGTATTTTCAAAAAGAAATACCTCTTGCTTCAAGCGGAGTTCCCGGAAAGACGGAGTGGCGCAAGGAGTAGCGAGACGCATTTAAGACCATGGCCATTACTGCATCCAAGGGAGTTGTCTCGGGATAGGTGGGAACAGATTACATGGTTGATTCGAGGGAGTACATCATTGCAATGATTGTTGACCAAGGACACAAAGACAGCATCTATACCCGCCCCGGACAAATTACCTACAACGATGAAATGTATATGGTGAACGCTGATGGTACACCACATATTTCTTCGGCTCTAACTTCTTATCGTATACCGCAGTTTGAGCAAGAAGGAATAGGGTTTATCGAGGCAGCCAAGCGAAGGGCAAGAAGTAGGTTTGATACCGAGATGCAATATGCAATTAATAATATCCCCAAGTCTATTTTTTCAAACAATATGGGATTCAAGTAAGACAAGGAGGTGGAAGCCGAGTGCAAGCAGGAGATAATAAGAGAGTTTGGGCAACGCAGTCTTGGGACGACAACTGGAACAATGTGATTCGCAATGTCTTATTTGAAGATGAAATGCTGAAGGACATGATGATGATACCGTCCAATGAGCGCAATAACATGTTGAGCTTTAGGGACAGGTACTTCATTAGGGACGCCATGGTAGATAACCTTGTTACCGATGAAAAAGTTAGGATTGTATACGCTGATTCAGAAGGCGCTCCGACCAACATTCCTCAGTTAAGACGCAGATACATTGAGATTGATGTGTATGTAAAGCATGAGTACGAATACTCTTACTCTGCCGACAGACTACAAGCAAGGACTTAGTTAATCGCAAGGCGGCTTCGATACCTTCTAACACGGAACAGGCACACGCAAGGACTTAACTTCAAGGCAGTGGATGAATTCGACCTTGGAACAAAGTCTGTTGGCTATGCCCGATACCATTTGATTATGGAATACTACAAAACGTATTAACACAATAGTTCCATGGCAAGTTTTTAGGAGGGACAAGCCGTGTAATTATATATTAAATCATTACTAATAATGAAAGAGAGGAAAACATTATGGCTTATGTAAAGGAATAGAATGGATATGTAGCCGACGTACCCAATGTATTTTTCAAACGCTGCGACGGCAAGGTATTCTATTTTGACGAACTGACCGCATCTTCTTTCACACCCAACAGTGAGAACCTTGAGATTACTGGTGGTCAGGGTCTGTACCCCTTGGCGTTTATTCCGTCTGGCAACTCCCTTGAAGCGCAGTTTACTTCTGCGGAGTTCAACATGGCTATGTTCGAGATGGCCAACGCCACTGCCGCTACCGAAGAGGCAGCGTTCAAGCGCTACAAGTTCGCTATTGCCGACGTTGTGGATGGTGTTGCGACAATTACCGATGCCAACGCCGATGTTACCACCGTTCAGGTGAATGGCTTTGAGTTGGTTGAGGGCGTACCCGCCACTGGCGAATTTGCTGCGGCTCTTGCCACTGGCACCATGACGCTGACATTCTTCGCCGGAGACATCGAGAACGGCACAACCATCGAGGTTATCTATCAGGCCACAGAGACCAGCACTTCCGTGCATATTCTGACTGACAGCGCCTCTGCTCGTGGCGAGCTGACCATGGAATACCCCGTGTACTCCAGCGGCACAGACTGCACCGAGAGTTCCACCAAGGGCTTCGTGGTTATCACTGTGTACCGTGCGAGAATTACCGCTCTGCCCGGGTTCGATACCAGCTATAAAACGGCTTCTACCAACAGCATTACCATGTCTGCTCTTGACCCCAAGCGCCCTGACAAGAAAATGTACTCTGTCAACTGGGTAGATGCCTAATTAAAACGGCATAAACTGGGGGAGCCAGTAAAAAGGCTCCCCCTTTTTATTTCAAATATCTTTGGGACGGAAGATAAATTTGGATGCAAGGAGAAGGAATAATGGAATTGAATGTAGTTTTGTCATATGTATGGAAGGCTGTTCTATTGATTATTATGGTGGAGGCCGCCGTGGAATTATTGAAGCCGCTGGCTTTTCCCATCAAGGTTTTTTATCCTGCGTTTAGAGTGATGTACATGTTGAGCATTGTACTCGGAATCGCTGGAGCTTTTATATTTGAAATCAACATTGCCTCCGCTCTTGGGGCGGTAGGAAACATTGGATATTTTATTACTGGATTCGTGTTTGCAAGAATGTCTAACTATTTGCATGGAACGATTGGTCGTGTAAAGACAGACCTTATGGATATTATTGAAGCGCCAAGTCAGAAATAAAACTCTCGGACGAACAAAGGAACATGTGAACAATAAGGGGTAATCGTCCTAATGTTTATATATGGGGACGGTTTATGCCGCCCCCCTTTTTTTTATTGGTAAAAAGGAATGGAGGAAATAATATGAGTACAAAAAATAATACAAAACCGCTACCAGAAGTAACACAGGAAACTAAGCCAGTTGAATATGTGGAGAACGAAGTGAAGGAACTTCCAGAGGTGGGAGACCCACGAAACGTTGTTATCATTGGCGGGAAGCCAATCGAAATCAAGTCAACAAAGATTCGATATCAGAGAGACAACACGGCGTTCTTTTATAAAGCCTTGGAATACTATCCGCTGGCGGAGATACTGGTCACTGAAAAAGGCGGCTTCGATGAAGAACGCAGCGGAGATAAGTGCGTTATGGACTGGCTTATTGCTGTAACAGATGACCCCGAGTTGATTACAGAAAACTATAACGACATGGACACTGAACTGATTGAAAACATGCTTCTCATTTTCAGGAGAGTTAATCATATTGACGAGAAGGAACAGAAGTCAAAAAACTTACGGGCGGAAAGGGAGGAGGCGAAGAGGGGCTAACGTGGGACGAAGCAATCTTCGCAGTCGCCGCATACATGGGGTGTACAAACGAAGAAGATATATTGAACATGGGTACCGTTTTCTTTGATGGGGTTCTTGGATACATTGGAAAGTATGTGAGATATGAAGCGCTGGCCAACTACGCTGGCAATAGCTTCTTCAAAGATAGCCCGAAGATAATCGAAGAAAACTTCCCGTTAAGGTCTGAAAAACAAAATGACTCGCATGCCATTAGTTCTCTCTTGAAGGGGATAAAGATTACAAGAGGGAATGATGGAGAGTCTGCAATGCCAGATTGGGCGCAGCAAGCGAAGGCACGCAGGAAAGCAGAAAGAGCAAAAGAAGGAGCAAAGGAGGCATGATAAAAAGTAACGGAGGGTGATGCAGAGCAAGTCTTCATGCTGTACAATTCAGGCAACAGCAAGA